CCTCCTTCAATGTTAAAAGGAGCACTATTATAAAAGCTGTACATCTTCCTAGCTTTATATTCTACTAACGGTCTATTAAAATCTTGTGATGAACTAAACTTATCATCATAATATGCATCCGATCTACTATAAAGAAGTAGATCAATATTGCATTTTATATCTTGTTCACCATCCTCAATAAGCCCTTTATAACTAGTTGCTACTACCCAAGGCTTTATGAAATAATCCATTATATCAACGTTTGTCTCAAGAAAGGTAAGATCTAGCTTATTTTGACTACCATAATCAGCTCTTCGATCTGCAAAATAACCAGCTCTAAACCCACCTGTATTTTGTAAGGCTTCAGTACCTATTGTAATTTGCTCATTTGGTAAAGAAGCATTCTGCGCTAGTAGCATACCGAGATCGTTACTCGGGCTGGAGTAGTCATCAATTAAAGATTCCTTGACAGGGAAGCTACCTCCTTCATATGTTTGAATAATGTTACTTACATTATCACCGACGGTAGACATCGATGCTCCGCGACCAGAGAAATTTACAGTCCATAAAAACTTTAAAGGGAAGTCGCTAGCCCAATTTTGATGTAGTTTAAGTCTAGATTGTGTAGTCTGTGGCACTTAAATATTTAATCACCTAATCTTATTATAGAAGTGATAAGCTATAGTAGTTGATATTTCAACTGTCTCACCATTACCATCAGCCATCTTATATTCAATATTATCAATGTTGCGTAATGAAGCTCCAACGAGCTTATATTCAGCAATAGGCTCTAGGTCTTTATCAAGTTGTGCTAACTGAATAAAAAAATCTTCATCGGGGGTACCATATTCACCGGTAGATGTTTGATCGTTAAATAATGCTCTAGAAGCAGCCTCAAAATAGTTTCTAAGATCACTATCAGCATCTAAGTAAAAGTTAAGACTATAGGCATCTGATCCAGGATACTCAACACTACCAGGAATGTTTAAGTTAAGTCCCATATATGGCACTTGTGTGTTCTTAATATTACGCCCAGGTAGGTTAGCAGTTTTAGCATAAACTAACTGTGACTCAGTTAAAGCAGGAACTCCTTGTAACTGCATTTGAGTTACTCTAAAAAGAAAATCTCTCGAAAAGTCTCTATCCGCTGCAACTCTATAGAAATTTTGAATATTTTGGTTTACGGGCATACTAATATTTATAGCTTGAAAGCTATTTATATAAAAAAAGAGCTGTGAAATGTTACTTCCACAGCTCTTAAATTTAGTTAATTAATGTTATCCGCCGATTAACTCTTCGAAGTTAGCATCTGTGCGTGTAGCGTAGAAGTTAACTAAGATAAACTCAGCAGTCTTAACTGGCTTAAGGTATATATCAACTACTAATTCGTTCTGATCAATAACCTCACCAGTGTTATTTCTTTCATCACAAACAATAAGGTAATCATATAACCCATCATCAGCTTTTACTCTTTCAAAGAATGGTACCAATGTATTAACAACTCTCGTTCTAGTAAACAACGTATTGTTCTCAAAGAGGAAGAACTGCATTGTAGTCTTTGTAATCTTCTCAAGATATAAGAAGGTTCTACGTACATTAATTCTATCGAATGCACTTGGCTTCTTAAGCAATGTCTTCTGCCCGAAAAATACGTTACCTTGATCAGAGAAACTAGCTATTGGATTAAGATTAACTGTATAAAGATCATCACGTTGACGTTGGTTAGGTGATAAAGCAATATCAACTGCATCTGTTATAACACCGCGATTGAATCCTGCTGGTGCACCCCATGGTCCGATTGCTGCATCTGTAGAAGCCATTTTAGCTGCTGCAAATCCAGAAGATGGAACGTAAGTGAATAGACCGGAATAGTTATCATATACTTTCATCCAGTTAGCATACACAGCTGCATATGATGTATTAGCATCTTCAAACTGATGTCTTAATGCCCAGTAAATATCTGTACTGAAGTTCTTTGACTTATCCGCTTGTACTTTGTTATCCTTACCAGTAACTAGTAACTGTCTAATTGGATCAGCAACGAATAGAATATCACCTCTACCACCATCCTTGACTGGGCCTGCAAATGTTGCAAACTTATTAAAGATAGTTGTATAATTGTCTCTAGCAGTGTTAGTGGGAAGATCACTTGATGTTCTTAATGCTTCGATTGGTGTAGTTGTTCTTAAGTCGTCAAATCCAAGAGCTGCTATACCTGCATCTGCGGTTTGATTATATGTAAATATAGTACCTAAACCAGCTTCTGCAATAATATCGATGTTAAACTTACGATCGTTACGAATACGATCAAGAGCTCTATCAAGCTTCTGTGGAATATTACCAGCAAGCTTTGTCTCTAAGTTAGTCTCACCGTATGCACCGAGTGGGAATAGTGAATCAGCTTTACTCCCGAGTGTTGCCACAAAAGCTTTAGTAGCACCAACCTTGTCTACAGATATGAAGTCATTAGCTACATTATCGATTAAAGACTGTGTAAGTACTCTTATCTTCTTATTAGGGTTACCATCATCTGATAAATTTAAACCAGATATTTGGTCTGCTAAGTATGGATTAACTAATATCTCAATATTACGAGAATCATCTTCAACAGTACCAAGTGAGAAGTTTATTGGAGCACCTCCATTTTCAGAATTAATCTGTCTGTAATGTCCAATAGAACCGTTATAACCTTCTTCTAACAAGTAATCCATCTTATTAGCATCTTTAGAGAACACTGACTGGCGTAATTTAAATACACCAATGTTTAGCGTATCATCAAACTCTGTTGTAGATGTATCATAATTAGTTATACTCTCTTCCATAACTTGAGATATGGAATTTTGAATATTAGAACCTGCTGCGGCTGTTACATTAAATTCAAATCTTGTTGATGGTATAGTGGTAAATGTTGTCGTACCTGTACTAGGTGCAGCTGCAGTAGTAGTTTGTACTGACTGTATCGCATCAAATGCACTTGCAGGGTTAATGTTCGTGTTATCAGATATACCTAAATAGTAACCGTTAAATTGACCATCAATAGTTGTTTGAGCTTTGTTAATAACGATTATAGCAGCTCCAGATAAAGCTGGAAGACTACTTAAATTTTTTGATGCAGAAGCAGTTGATTGCCATCCTGCTTTAAATGTCTCACCATTTGTAAGACTAATATACTCTTCATCTGTTATATCAAATTGCGTTGGCGTCCCTAAGAACCAAGTAGAAGATAACTTGGTAAAGTCTGTAGTGCCGCCCGGCGTAGCTCTATCATAACCAGAAGCTGGATATGCTAAAACAGAGATCTTAGATCCAAACCCTTGACCAGCATCTGGACCATAAGGTAATCTATTTACCATTAATTTACCGGTTGAATTTAAAGCAGCACGTGCAGAATGATAAAAATATCTTTCTGCCGGTGTTCTTGGTTGCCCGTAAATTTGCTCAAACTCTGTGATGTTTCCTACGCCCACTACTTCATCAGTGGGACCTTCGTTAGCAAAACCTGCCATATATGTTGTTGTACCCTGAGAAACTGTTCTAAGTGATAGATCAGATTCACGAATCTCAACACCAGGAGATTGTATTGTCCTATTAGCCATAAAATTATTTATTCTTTTTGAATAAATAATTTCTTATTAATTCAATAATTTAGTGTGTAACTGAGAGTAAACAAACGTGAAAGATGATTCTATTTCTTCAGACGTTCTATAGTTATATTCTAAATTACCTAAAGTAACAGGAAAAGCCTTAGTATATGTAAACTCTATACGTTTATTTTCATATTCATCTAAACCATATAAGGTCATATCAGTCTGATAATTATTAAATTGATTATCAGGGTCTAGATCTGACTCATCATACACACCAGTCTTTTGATCATGCATCAAATTTAACCATTTATATATAACCCAGTAGTTGTTGAACTCATTGTCAGCTGTGAAGTTAACCGTTACGGGAGGGTAAGGCTCTCTAGCATGAGCAGATTGATACAAATTACTACCTGCGTAAGGTATCTGAATTGATGGCACCGTAAGTTCTGGCACAACTGCACCGTAAACAGATAGTTGAAGTTTATCTTCAATGACGTTAGCACTATTACGCGCGCTATTTTCTCGTACATTTATTTCTCTTAATGCAGGAGGCAGAGAAAAAATAAGTACAAACTTATCAAGTCGGCTCTTGTTTAAGATAGATTGATTATTTTGGTTTACTGCCATCGTAAATATTTATTCTAGAGGTTGAAAGCCATGCATTTCTAATTCATCCATTTCCTCTTCAGCTTGATTATCACCCATGCCAAATACAATTGGAGGTAACAAATTATTAGCGCCAACCACTTCATTATCTGCATATAAAGAAGTAGCATCTTCAAAGAACTTTAATCCGAAGTCCATAGCCTCAATAACCATAGGTTTACCTCTATCATCTAATTCAAGTATCTCAAAGAAGCGTTCTGTAATTTCTTTCTCTAATATAAAGAGCGCGTAAAGGGTAGCCATAACTCTATCATCATGATGACTCTGTCTCGCTTTCCAGGTCCCGTTAGGGTAACGTACGAATGATCGCAACTCCTTTAATGTATCTTCATCTCTAATTGTAACTGAGCGCGCTTCATTAATATAATATCTCATGTTAAGAACACCTTTGTACTTAGTATTAGTATGCGCAATCATCCCTTGCATTATGTTTCGTCTATGACCTGCTTTATTGCCATATGATACTAATTTCTCATATCCAAAGTCATTAGCAAGCCTATCAACGATTTGTGCTCCGGGTCCGTTGCGCTCAATAAGAGCCAAAGGTGATCCGTAGTTTCTTAATATAGAGTAGACTTTGTTAGTATAATCAGCCGGTGGTATTTTGTTGTTAGTATAACACGCAACTTGTCTTATATCTTTAAGATCAGTTATATCGAATATCTGTACTACAGACGAATCAACTCCTACCCCTTCAGCTGTATCTACTCCTGCAGCGTATACTCTAGATGGGTCTGCTTCCTCCCAAATTTTATAATGACCGTCATCTAAAACTATTTTTGGTTCGCATAACTGTGATTGCATCTTCTCAAATAGATCGTCATCGATAGAAGATTCACCTGAGTTAATAAACTGACAGCAAAACTCTTGAAGCCACGCATCATGAGAGCCAATGGCTTGTCTAGTATTATTGGCCCACATTTCATCTCTACCAGGTACTTCATCCCATAATATTTTATCATATGACCAACCGTTCTCCCCTGTCTCAGCTCCTGTGTATAATTTATAAAACAAATTATCAGTACCATTAGCAGTTGAACAAACAAATACTTTAGACTTTTTAGAAGAGGTAATAACAGGAAAGACTGACTTCCAAAACTCTTCTACTAAGTGAGGTTCAATAAATGCCATCTCATCAATAACTAGACAGTTAACAGATTGACCACGAGCAGCTGTACCAGTCGTAGTTGTAATACCAATACGTGATCCATTCTCTAACGTCATAGATGTCTTAGCATATTCTTTGACCGGTGACTTCAACCAGTTAGGTAATTCTTCATAAGCCATCCTTACACGTTGAAAGATTTCAATCGCGGTAGCCTCTTTGTTAGCTACTAATAATATACGTTGATCTTTATTAAAGATTGCCTGCCATAGAATATAGATTGTCATCATCGTGGATTTACCAATCTGTCTAGAGGCAAGTTGTATAAAGAAGCGATTGTCTCTCATCTTACGTAGAGCTCTTTTCTGAGCTCTGTATAGTTCAATTTTCTCTCTACCCCTATCCAAGTTAACAATATAAAAGAAATTTTCAGCAAAGTACAAAATGTTCTTCTCTGCTTTAGATAAAGCTTTTACTTGTTCTTTAGTGTATTCACCCTTCCAGTTTACGTTGGGTAAATTTTTATTACCCATATAGTACATATTATCTTGTTGAGCCATTGAAAATATTTATCACTTACCATAAATAAA